TCAACCCCATTTAGTTTAAACTTACTTACAAGCTGATGCTCTGTATCAAACATATTATTTAACATCTCACATATCTCTGCTATGTCTGTTGCTCGCATACCTCTAGCCACTAATTCAGATACATTACAAAATATCTGAATCATCTTAAGTTGTATCTCTGCTGGATTAATTTTAGTATTATTCTCTAGCTTTGCAAACTCTTGATATTGACCAAGTGTTATCTCGTTAAGGCTTGTAGGTATTCTAAGATTTACTTTCATATTCTTTTACTTATTAATATATAAACGTTTTTAAATTATTTTAGTAACTAAGATACTATATACTTACCTCTGTTTGGGTTTTGTAGTTGATAGCCTACTGCGTATCTAATCGCATCTATTAAGTGATTCCATTTATCTACTGGTGTATTAGACTTTCTTTCTAGCCAGCTATAATTATTTAGCTCTTTGATTAAGTTAGTGCTTTCTGGAGTTACTACTAAGTCATAGTCTTGTAATAGGCTTATTCCGTATGTAACACTTCCTTGTCCTTTGATGCTTGGTTTTACATTGCACCCCTTTGCTTTTATCTCGCTTAGTAGTCTTGGCTCTGCACTATCCCCTATTATTAAACCCCCCTTAGAATGTTTTATATTAAGCTCTGCTATTTGTGATGTGGTTAGTCTTTGTAAGTAGAAACATTCTTTTAAGTAAATAGTCTTAGTGCTACTGTTTATGTTTACCTCAACTAATGTAGATGGATCAGCAGCAAACCCATAATCTTGACCCCACACACTTACACTACTTCTTTTAAACTCTCCTATTGTCCAGTTATCAAATATAACTCCCTCAGCTTTATTAAGCCAAGAACCTAACATCTGTTGTTTATATTTCTCTGGTCTACGTTCTCGCATCTGTGCTATCTGCTCTATGTAGCTTTTAGATAAGTTATCTATGTTATCCATATACGTTGTGTGTATATAGGTGGTGTTGTCTTTTGTTATATTGCTACCCTCTTGAACTCCTCTGTCTTCAAAGAATCGTCTGTATATGAAATGCTCTTTGGTTGTAGGGTTTAGTATTAATACAACTCTGTTCTTGTTTCCTTTCTGTCTAACCGATAAGTCTATTGTGTCAAACTTCTGCTCATCAGTTAGTTCCTCTGCTTCATCTACTACCCAAGTAGTGATACCTTGTAAAGATTTAAGGTTTGCAGTCTGATCTCCACTTGATGTCTTTATGCCTCTAAAGATTATCTTGCTTCCAGTCTTTTTGTTTAGTATCTCATCCTTAGTTATGTGGAAGTGTTCTATTGAACCAAACTGTTCGAGCTTGTCTATAAACTCTGGTATAATAGAAATGTATGCTGAGGTTAGTGTATATCTTGTAAATAGGATAGTATGTCCAGCTTCATAGGTAAGCATAACTAAAAGGGCGTTTACTGAAAATGACTTCCCAGAACCACGCCCACCACTTACTATAAAATACCTACTGTCTGTTTCAACAATAGGTAGATATTTCTTTTTTACTTCAATCAATGGTTAATCAACAAACTTTATTAAATCTCTAAAATTGATGTTTAAGCCCTCCGATGAGTTGAGGTCTATACTTTCCTTAGGTTTTCCATAACGATAGCTTAAATACAACTGTAAGGCTCTTATATCAGCTTTCGCTACTAACTCCCCTAATTTACTTAGTGCTTCGTCTTTGTCTATTATAGAATCTAATCTCTCAATTAGTTTTTGCTCTTGTGCCTTTGGCTTTCTTCCAGCTCCCTCTCTTGCACCTCCGTTATTTTTTCTATTATCCATAATTGAAATAAATTGTTTATTCAATAATATATAAAGATAACTTTATTTTTTTACAAACAATCAACGTTTACTATATTTAACAAATCTAATATTTCTTTATTTTTTAACTTAAACCATTCTCCTGTTATTCTTTTATTTTTGTATTTACTATGTATAGTACATTCAATTAAAAAGGCTTTTGGATGTTCTCTTAACAGTAGTATTTCTAAATTTGGGTTATGAACTAAGTAGTGATTGTATCTTTTTTTAAAGTTTGTTGTGTAACCTATTTTTGTTAAGAAACCAGACTTTATAACATAAACAAACTCTTTTATTGTTTTTTTGTTTTTGTTTTCAATTTGTTTCTGTGCCTTATTTCTTATAGAGTCTTTACTTAATAGTTTAACAATAAACTCCTCACAATAAGCCTTAATCTCGTTAGATATTGAAAGGTTTAGACTACCTTTTTTTCTTCCAGCACCTTTTCGAGCACCTCCCCAATTTTTGTTATTATCTTCGTTTGTTATTTTCATATTAAAACATTCTAATTTGTGCTTTGTGCTGCTTTATTCTTTTTATTGCTGCATCGTAATACTCTTTGTCTAACTCACAGGCTGTAAGGTCATATTCTAAATTATGACAAGCTAAAGCTATTGAGCCACTACCTAAATGTGTGTCTAATATCTTATCACCCTCTTTTGCGTAATTTATTAAAAGCCATTCGTATAAAGCTATTGGTTTTTGTGTTGGGTGTATTTTATTAGCACCACCACTCCATTTTGTATACATTTTCAAAGCTCTTTTAAAACTTGTATAAGCTAATTCACCATCTGAAAAATCCCCCCCTATTTTCTTTTCCCAAAAAATCCACCCCATACTTGGGTTTAAATGTTCAACCATATAATTAGCGCCCCAAATTATCTGATTTTTTGATACTCTTTTAAGTTCTTCAAAGTATTCTTTTGTTGGTATATTACTATCCCATTCTTTATCATTATGCACAACCCTATTTACGTGTTTTTTTCTTGTTCTTACAGTTTTTTTTCCTTCACCAATACCATAAGGTGGGTCAACAATAGCAAGGTCAAAGTAGTTATCCTCATACCTTGCCATAAGTTCCATATTATCTTCGTTTGTTATTAGCATAGTACAGGATTCTTAACTTTGTTGTTTAGTAATGCACCTTTAACTTCTTTTATTGTCTTTGGTTTGACTCTGTGCTTTAATGATTTGTTAAAGGGTTCTAAGCGTGTTTCTTTAAACTCCTCTACTGTTTCTATATCCCAACCGCTTAAAACGTCTACAACGTCTTGTATTTCTTTTATGGTCTGAGTTGTTTCTGCTTTTTTAATCTCTTTCTTAATTTTGTCTTGTTCTGAATTGAAGAAAGGTTTAGAGAATACTAAGTCTAACTCTTTTATTATTTCATCGTGTTTCCTTTTATCTTCTAAGCCTATTACATTTACGCTATTAACGTGGTGTAGTATATTACAATGACTTTTTTTTATTGTTTCTCCTACCTCTCTAAAAGTACTTCCAGATTCATAAGCAAGTTTGCAAAACACTTTCTTTGCATATGTGTAATTCCTTTGCCTTGTTTTTAAGGTTATATCTAAGTTAAACTTATTGTTAACCGCTTCTTTTATTATATCTAATGTCATATCTTATTATCTATCACTTCAATTAAGTGTCTTAATTCGCTTCTCTCCCACTCTCCTAAGTTTACTCCGTTTATTAGGAACTTATAGTAGTCTTTTCTTTCTGTGTCTTTTACCTCTATGTTTATATACATCTTATTTATTTTTTTCTATCCATTGTTCTTGTTGCTCTCTTAAGTATTCTATCTCTCTCTTTAAGTAGTCTGCTGCTTTCTCTAAGTCTTTTAACTCATCGTCTTTCTTTCCGCTTCTACAAACATACTTAATTATATTGCCTCTATTGAAGTTTAGTTCATAATCTTTTATAAAGTCTATAACGTCATATCCTTTACCATTCTCGTAATGTAAATAGGTTGCTCTCATATTATTTATTTATTATATAGTGTAATGTTCCTTTGCTAGATATATTAAATTCATCCATAGTTTTACTATATGATTTTTCTTTATTATAGAATGATATTATTTCATTGTGGTTATGTACTTGGGCAAATGATGAAGCGTGTGATGCGTGTGCTATTCTGTCCGCTTGTTGTCTATCCATCATATTATCAGACTGCGTTCCTATTGCTATATTGTCAATAGAGTTATCTAAGGGATTTCCATTTAGATGCCTACACACAATACCTTTTTTATAAATATCTTCTCCATACTTTTGATATGCTTGA